TCGACCCCGAGAAGAAGCCCATCTTGTGAGCGCTGGAGAACTGCGCAATCAATGGCTGGGTCGAAACCGCGAAGCTGTCCAGAGAGGCGCCAAGAGCGTCGATAGACGATGACAGCGAGTCCAGATTTTCGAGCGTAATGCCGGGCTGCGACATGCCCAACAGATATTCGCCGGTCATATCGATCGTAAACCAACGATCAAGGACGTAGTCGTAGCCGATGATCTTGTCGTAAAGCCCGGTCGTTCCCGACGTCGATTTATAAGCCCAGAACGCACGCGTAGACCTCGGGTCCGACGCGCCGATGAACATCCGCAGTTCGGTCCTGTCGAGATCGTTGAAGAACGTCCGGTCAACCTTCTCGCGCCCGATCGGCTCAGGGAGCCCGCCCGGCGCGATCTTGAAGAAGCCCTGAGCGGAGTGAAAGAACGTATAGATTCCGGCTCGAACGATGCTGTAGGGCGCGAACAGCCCCTGATCCTGCGCGATGCGCTCGATCTGGAAAATCAAGTCAGAACCGGGAATGTAGGACATCCGGCGAATGGCCTGGTCCTGAAACACAGTCCCGAACTCACCGCCGGCTACGCCGCGAACAATGCCACCGTCAGGAAAGTCCTGATAGTCGGACTGATTGGTGCCAGCGGTCCAGCCCGTGGTGTCATTCAGCGCGGACCAATGAATGCGATACGGATTCGAGAGAAGGCCGGACAGCACCAGGAAGCGACCCACAACCGAAATATATGACGCCTGAGGAGGCGAGCCGGAGTTATCAGCAAATGCGCTGGACGAAGCCAGGTTATAGACCTGAAGAACGGCGTTCTTCTGGGTGGCGAAGACAAGGTTGCCGAATTGCGCAAATTGCCACTGCGCATCGCTCGACAAGGACGAATAGATGTGCGTAACCGAATGCGTACCAGATCCGGCCGACGATGTATTGATCGCCGCGCCCCCCGCTGTTGCCGACACCGTGAACGTGTTCGCCGTCAGAACCGTTTTGACGTAGTATGTCGTGCCGGGCGTTAATCCGGTCGGAAGTGAACCCGATGTCGAGAAAACGACGGGATCATTGGCCACAAACCCGTGCGAGGCCAGCGTCACGACGCCGGGGCTTGCATTCGAGATCGTGACGGTCGCTACCTTTGATACCGGCGTCCAGGAATAGTCTGTATTGTTGGCGAGCCAGAGCCGATCGCTCGTCCCGGCGAACACAGCCACCGAGCCGTCAGATTTGAGGGCATAGAACGCGCCGCGGCACGCTCCAATCAGCGCCTGCGAGAGGATGGCGAAGTCAGGAAACGGCCCGTAACCATCCGCTCTCGGCAGCACGTTGTTGATGTCGTGCGACTTCGCTTGGCTTTCGTAGTCCGAGGTATCAGGCTGCCAGGCGCCGAACGGAAGCAGCGCCATTTAGGGCGTGTGCCCCATCACACGAATGGCCATGCCCTGCCGCTCGTTGAAGTCAAGCTTGCTGATCTCGTCAAACCCCTCATCGCGCCGTGCCTTCCAAAGACCGGCAGGATCAACGTCCTTGTTGAAGGCATTGGCCTCACACAACGAGCCGAACAGATAGACATCGAAATGCTTGGTGTAGAGCCAGTTCAGCGAGCTCTCGACCGCCGTCGTGCGCTGGACATAGGTGAACGTCAGCGCCGTGTCGCTGGTCGGAGCGACGCGGAGGCTTGAACCCTCAATCGTGAAAACAGTGGGCGTGCCGCTTCCGGAATCGATGTAGCCCGAGTAGATCGGCGGGGCCACATACTCGAGATCATGAACCGGGGACCCGGTCCAGGTCACGCGACGATGGCCCAGATAGTCGCTCGGAACAGTCGCGACGCCACTCGACGGCGTGAGCGTCGTTGTGGTCTCCTGAAGTCTGACCTTCAGCCGGCGCATTGCTGCGCATTCGAACAGCCGGATGAAATCCGGGATGTACGTGGTCAGGTCGTCTCTGGCGAGCCAGTTTGCAATCTGCGATTTCAGGTCGTCATAGGTGGAAAAGCTCACAGCTTGCTCCAGCCGGCCTGAAGCGCCGGGCGATCGACGCGGAGATACGCCCACTCCGGATCTTGCAGCTTCTTCTGCACGATCGCGTCAAACTCGGGCGTGAACATGCGCAATTGCGTGTTGCCCTTGCGATGCTCGTCGTCCAGCCACTTCACATAGGTCACGTTCGGGATGCGGGCGACGTGCCGCCCCCAGTCGCTTTTCTGCTCGTCGCGGCGCGCTTCCTTGTTCCAGTCCAGGATGGGCTCAACGTCCTGGACATGCTCGACGGCGAGGTCTTGTCCGTTGCTGTCGAGATGGAAGCGAACATCGAGCATCAGACGATTTCCGTCACGTGCAAGGTGCCGCCGGCCGAGACCTGAATGGCCGAGACTTTCTGGCCTGGCGTGCAGGAGAAATACTCCGGCGCATCAGCCGCCATATAGACATCCGAGCTCGTCGCAGTCGGGCTATCGCCAACCTTGACATAGGCGGCAGATGTCACAACGACGCGGACCTTGTAGACGCTAGATCCAATCGCGTTGTCGATCGTGCCAGCGGTCCCGGTATAAGCTTTGCTCTGATGTGTAGAGAGCCGACCCGTGCCGATATACTGCTGCGCCATGAGCGTTAGTCCCGCTCGATGACAGCCGTGAACGTCGCCGGGGCGGTCGTGGACGAAGCACCATCCGAGATGAACTCGATCACATCGCCCTCGTTGACGTAGTTGGCGCCGGTCGGAATAGCGCTGTCAACGTCACCAGCCGCCGAGCCGGAGTTCGCGACGGTGACGGAAACGCCGGTAACGGCCGTTCCGTTGATCTCCATCGTCCAGACCGCGTCCGCGCTGGTGATGGCGGCATGAATGGCCGAGTAGGCGCGCTTGATCGTACCGCGGAACGGGGCGACCACGAAGGTAGAGCTCGCAGTCGAGATGTCCGCGAGGTAGGCCGACACAGCCGCCTCAGAAAGCGGGCGATTTTCAGGAAGTGCCATTTGCTTCTCCAATTGGCCTCAGCATGTCTGAAATCGAGGCCGTGTAGGTTTTCGAGCCGATATGGCCCAGGGTCACACTCGGGTCCAAGAACGCCTCAAACCCCAGCTCTTTCACATCGGCGAAAAACGCCATATCCTCGCCACGCGCGAAGCCGTCGATCTCATCACAGCGAAACATGTGAGCAATTGGCTCATCCGAGCCGTTGAACTTGAGCTTGGGAGACTTCGCCGCCATCGCCTCAATCACGCGACGGTGCATCACGGTGAAGCCCATGCCCCAGCCGCCGATCTTCAGGCAGCCGTATTCATTGCTTTCGATGTCACCACCCGAGGACGGGTCCAGAAAGAAAACGATCGGATCTTTCTTGGCAGGATAGGCGCCGCCAACCACGTCCATCTTCGTCGCGAGCGCACAGAGCCGCAGAAAGTCCTTGGCTTCCCACTCAATGTCGGAATCGACCCAGAACAGGAGCGACTTGTCCGACTTGAGGAAGGTATGCGCGATCTTGGAACGGGCGTGGGTGACGAGAGAATTCCCGACCTGCAACTGCACCTCGAACGGGATACGCTTGGACGCGAGAAGGTCTTGCGTAGCCAGAAGCGAGGCAACAGTGCCGGCCGGGATGTCTCGATGCGTGGGCATGGCGAGCATGACGCTGACGCCCGCCATATCCACTTTCATGCTTAGCTGACCGTCGCGGAGAACGGGGTCGCCTCGGTGCCGGTCGGAGCGGTGAAGCACTTGACCGAGAACACGCCCGTGAGCAGGTCTTCGATCTCGTAGATGTCACCGACAACACCGCCCAGGGTGGTGCCGTTCATGCTAATCGTGTCCGACGTGGCAGAGGTCTTGAAGCCCTCAGCATTGTCAGAGGTGGTCGTGACAGCGAAGGCATAGCCGCGCATGACGTCGGTCGCATTCGCAACCTTGATCGTGCTGGCCGTGCCAGTCGCGGCAACGCCGACAACGAAACGGTACTTGTTGCCCGTGCCCGTGGCCTGCGGCAGCGTGATGGCGACCGGCGCAGCCGAGTCGATGCGAACCGTGCGGTTGGCGTGAGCCGCCGCAGTGATCGTCAGCGAGGTTGCCGTGGTCACGACCGGAGCCGAGACGGCGCCCGCCAGATAGTCCGCGGTGATCGTCTTGGTACGGCCGGCGCTGGTGTCGTAAACCAGCAGGACGTCCGTGGCAGCCGGAGCCTCCGCAAGCGCGGGGCACTCAGCATGGTAGGTGTAGATGGTGCTCATGTGCTGATGCTCCTTGTCTTACGAGGTGGTCAGGTCGAACACGCCGCCCGAAGCCTTCTCGTTACGAGAAACGAGCGAGTATTCGGACAGGATCTGGCGACGGTCGGAGTCGCCGGTCTTGGCGAGCGGAATGGAGAGCATCCGGCGGCCGTTGAGGTAGGCGACGGCCCACTTGTCCATCTCGAGCACGAGAACGTCACGGGAGCGCTGGAAGCGGTTTGCAACGACCGTGAGCTTGCCGAAGTCGGACTCGTAGGCGTCAACCGACGCAACGATCTTCTTCGACTTCGCGTCCTCGGTCGGGGTGGACCGGCCGGTGAAGGTCGAGAACACCTGCTTGTTGAACGAGCCGGTCATGATGTTGCCGGGCTTGCCGCCGCTTTCCCAGATCGCCGCCAGAACGGTCTTCAACTGCGCCTCGGTGAACGCGCGCTGCGTGCCGTCCGTGCGGGTGCCAGTGCCGTCAGCCGCCGAAGGATCAGCAGCGCCGCCAGCCGAGCCCTTGGAGGTGTTGGTCTTGATCCAGGACAGGATCGAGGCCGTCTTGCGAGCCGTGCCAGCAGCGCCAGTGTTCTTGGCCTGGTTGGTGCCGACGAGGATTTTCTCCATGTCGCGCTTGAGCTCGAGGCCCTTCAGCATTTCCTGATAGGCGAGCTCGTTGTCGCGGCCGGCGTGCTCAACCGCCTGCTGGGTGCCGGACACGCGGGCGACCTTGTCCGAGATCTGGCAGATGTTGCCGAGGCGGACGGTCGGGGTCGCGGCGTCGGTGACAGCGTCGTCGCCTTCGAGAACCGCGTTATCGGAGCTCGCAGCAGCGAGCGCCTGGGTCTGCCATTCGTGGTTGACCGCGGAGGCCTTCTCCCGCTCGATGCCCGTCATGAACGGAGTATCGGTCGGGTCGATGCGGTAGATCATGTCCGAGAGGTCTTCTCGGTTACCAATCGCCTCATACGTGGCGAAGGTATTGGTGGGGAGAGACATAGTGCTGTCCTTTAAGGATTATCGGCGCTTGGACGCGACCTGCGCAGCGCGCAAAGCCATTGCGTCCTTCAACGAGCCGGATTGATCGAGTTTGCGGGTGAGAGCCTGGATCTGCTCGGATTGGGCCGCATTGGCCGGCCGTGCGGGTCCAGGGCGCTGAACAGGGGGAACGGGCTTGGCTGCAACAGCCGCCTTGGCCTTCTGAATGTCCCGGAGCTGCAAGGAATCGGCGAGGAGTCGCTGAATGCGGTGGTCGTAAATCGAGAGCTTCGATTTGCCGGCCGCGAGTTCTGCGAGTTCGCTATCCTTGAACCCCAATTCGGGGAGCAGTTCAGACGCCACACGCTGCACAAGCGCGGGGCCCTTGGCCTTGTCTGCAAGCTCGGGGATCAGCTCAGCCGCGCGAGCGTTCTCCGCCTGGACGTGTTCGGTCCATTTGGATTGCTGCTCAGTGGCTTTGCGTTGCTCCGCCTGCTGAAGCTCGGCCTGCACGCCTTGCATCTTCCACTGGTAGACCTGGAATTGCTGGAAGCGGAACGGGTCTTCCGCCTGCATCTTTTCCACGTCAGCCATTGATTTGATGTCGGCGAACGGGCTGCTTTCATGCAGGGCCTGCATCAGGGCCGGTAGTTTGGCCTCGTACTCTTGCCTTGCCTTTTCCGCCGATTCGCGCTGGGCCTCGATGGCCTTGCGCTGTTCAGCGATTTCGTTCTGACCTCGGCGAAACTCCCGCTCCCGCTCCTGTTCGCGAGTGTGCAGGTATTCCTGCGTCTCACGAGGCAAGGATTGGAAACGTTCCTTTTCTGCCTGCGTCCACGACCTCGGCGGCTCGATGGGCGGCAATTCTGCCGGTTCGGCTGCTTCAGTCGGTTCGCCGGGGGCCTCTGCTTGAGGGTCGGCGTTGGCTTGCGCCAATTCGGGTTGCTCGACCGGAGCGGGCTGCTCAACGGGAGCTGCTTGTTCTTTCGGCTTATAGCGGGCTGCTGCAAGAGCGCGCGCCGCCTGTGAAATTGAGAGGTCGGCTCCGGTATCGGCCGGAGAATGGACAACGTCGATCGAGGCGGGCGCCGCTTCCGCGACGGGAGCGCCGGTTACGTCAGACATGATGTTCCCTAGGTTAGATGATGCCGAAACGCTTCTTGCGCTCGGCTGTCTCCGCAAGCTGCTTCAGTTCAGCAGCCGCAAGCTTGCCGTCGTTGACAACGGTATTCAGGTGATCGCGGACCTTGCCGACGATGTTGATGGCGAGAAACAGCTTCTCGCGGCCGGAGACGTCTTCGATCGTGGTTGCCCGCCAGGCGGCGATATAGGCCTCTTCCAGAGAGGTGAACGCCTCCTGGAGCAATTCGTCCTCAACCAGCTTTTGCGCTCTGGTGGCCCGCGATACGGCCTTGGTGAGGGCTTCTTCGCTCATTCGCCGCCCTTCTTCGGAGCATTCTTCATTTGCTCCATTTTCTGGTCATGCGCCTCAGCGCCGGCAGCAACCTTGAACACGCCGGCTTCCATCTGCTGGCGATGCTGTTCGGCCCTCTGAGCCATGTCCTGCTGGTGCATCTCGCGCTTGAGCTGGAAGTCCATCAGCTTCAGTTCGCGCTCGAGCTCGAATTTCTGCTGGGCAATCGCCAACTCAGCCTGCAGCCGCTGCTGCTCGGTCGCCATATCGGCTTCAGCCTGAACCGCCTCGATCTGGGCCTTCCGCTCGTCGGCCTGCTGATCAAGCTGGGCCTGCACACCCATCTTTTCCTTGTCGGTCTGCGCCTTGATTTGGGCAACCTGCACGGATTCGGGTGGCGAAGGCGGAGACGGCGGGTTGAGGAGTTCTCCGGTCTGCGGGTTCTTCGCGCTCGGATCATTGAAGAACTTATCGGGGTTCTTGTGCCCCATGATCTTGGTCAGCTCAGAGGCCGTATTGAACAGTTTGTCATCACCGACGAGGTGCGTCTTGCCGCCCAGCAGCAATTCTTTCTGGAAGTTCGCAAGCGCCATGGTCTGGGCGAACTGCTGCGCCTTGCCGCCCGAGCCAAGCCCGACGTTGATGGTCAGGTCGTTCCGGGTCTTCCAGTTGCGCGGATCCACCTGAACCCACGAATTGCGCAAGCGAACCGTCTGGGCCTGCTGCCCGTGCCGCCTGATCGCGCCATGAAGCAGCGCGAACATATCCCGCACGCCCTCGGCGAGAATGCGGGCAATCAGCTTTGTCCGCATCTGCGAGGCCGAGAACACCTGCGCAACAGCCGTCGCGCTCTGGTTCTGCAAGGCGTTGGCGTCGATGCCCTGGGATTGATTGTTGACGCCCGTGCGCATCTCTCGCGTGGCGTCCATGTACTGGAGCGCAGGATAGACGCTGGAGGTGATGTCGGGGACTACCTGCCAGTTAAGTCCGCCGGCAGTCTTAGTGCGGACAACGCCACCTGGGCGACTGACCAGTAGATCATCCAGAGTGTTAGGGCCGGCATTGGCTTCTGCGACCTCAACGCGGGGGTTATTGTGCAGATACAGGTTGTCCAGCATACCACGCACGAGCGCGGTCTTGATGCGCTGGATGTCCATCACGAGGTCGGCGACCGACCGGCCAAAGAACCGATGCGACTGAGGTACAGGGCTTGCCGCGGCAAACGGGTATTCGTCCACCCGCTCGATGTCTTCCTTGTCGTCCCGGCGAAGGATTGCCCCACCCTCGCCCGCAGTCGTCACCCGATAGATGCAGGGCTTGCCGTTGCCCTCGTAATCCATCCGGATGTAATGCTCGGTCACGCGGACCTGCCGCGCCATCTCGTTCAGGCTGTCGCGCTCGGGCTCCTGCTCATCGACCGTATCGCGGGACAGCGTCTCGGAATCACTGATCGAGGACGACGCAATGGCCTTGACCTGATCCTCGTCATAGCCCTGCGCGATCAAGTCTCCAACCGACCGCGGGGTCTCATGGAAGCAGTAATTGCAGTCCTTGATCGTCCTGGCACCGCGCTCGATCCCGAACTCTTCCGGGGGCACGCCCATGACCTTGACCTGGGCATGCTTCTTGGTAGTCACAATAGTGACATCGTGTAGCGCTGATGCCGGGGGCGCCGTGGCCTCCCCGTTGTTCATGCCTTTTGGAGGGGCTTGAGGGGCAGCGGGCGGCATCAATTCCATGTCCATTAGGCATCCTCGCCTATTGGCTTAACCGAGTGCTCAACAATCTCCATGGCGCCATCTGAGGCCATGACCTGCTGTACAAGCGCTGCAAACTGCTCTTCAGTCTGATCGTAGTAGGTCTCGCGCTCCTCGATGTCCTTCTCTTCCCACCAGACCTTGACGACGCCGACCTTGGACAGCAGCGCATCCTTGACGAACGAATACAGCGTCATGAAGCCGGGGTTCTGCTGCATGAACACGTGGTTCACGTAGTCGGTTTCCTGCTGCGCAGCTTCTTCGTCTTCAGGACCGACCGGCTCGAAGCGCACCACCTCGTCGGACCCGGCGAAGATGTCCATCAGTTGGGGCATCAGGCCTTCGATGGTGTCGGCAACGTCGGTTGAGACCGCTCGCGACCGCCCATCGACAACCGGCATGTCCTTGGTCATGTCGCCAAGGTAGTAATCCATCGCATCCGAGCGCTCGGACGAGAGCTTGGAGGCCTCGACAGCGGCAAGCGCGTTCGACCGCTCAGCCGCCAGCATTGCCTTGAGCGAGGATGCGTCGATCTTAGGCAACGCCGAGCCTCGGGTAGTTGATCTGGCGGTTGAAGCCCGTGTTCACAATCCTGGTGTCCAATGTCATCGCGAGGTACCGGAATGCGTCGGCCGCGTGGCTCGTCCAATCGTGGACCGGCCGCGGCTTCAGCGCCTGTAGCTTGTCGTCAAACTCAGCGCGGTAGAGCTTCAGGGCGTCGATACCGCGAGCGCATTTCTTGGCGTCGAACCAACAGCGCGGGATGATCGTGCGAACGGCGTTGATGCCGTCCTCAACCCGATGCATCGGCGCCACTGTGATGTTCTTCAGCCCAAGGCTTTCCAGAACTTCCAGGCGGCTTTTGCCCGTTCCCAGCTCTTTAGCTTGGGCGTCGTGCGGCACGACGTGGCCAGCGTAAAGATATGGCCTGTTACTGATTTCGCGGACGTAATGTCCAAGATCAGCCCCGGTCGCCTCATAGTAGTCGATGAGCCTAATCTCACGTCCAACAACCTGACCGAACCAGATAGCCGTGCTGTCTCGGATTCCCAAGTCCCATGCGGTGTAGACTTGAGCTGTTGGCTCAAACGGTACGCCGCTGATCCGTCCATCCGCATCGGCTTGCTGCATGAGGCGACCATAGTAGGCTCCGACAACAGCAGCCTCAAAGCTGCATTCGAACTCTTGCGCGTATTGTTCTTCAGTCAGCCCGGATCTCAGGCTTTCGAGCTCGGCCGGCGGGATGATGCCCGTTTCGCTGGCCTTCAGGACGGCCCTGAACCAGCCAGGTTGCTCAGCCCCGCTCTCGTCGCGGTCGATCTTGTAGAACCAATCACGGCCCTTTGGGGTGCCGATAAACGTGCCCCAGCCGTTGTAGTCGGACAGGGTCGGCCGGATCACCTCAGGCCAGGCCCTCGGGTCCATCTGCGCCGGCTCATCGATCGTCACGCCGTCGTTGTAGAGGCCGCGCATTCGATCGTAGTTGTCAGCGCCGTAGAGGCGGATGCTCGCCCCGTTCGGATACGTCAGCCTAAGCTCGGACTCGCTGATCTCAGTTCCAGGTATCGGCGCGCTGAAGTGCTTCAGGTACGACCACGCGACGTCCTTCGCCTGCGTATAAGTCGGCGCAATGTACGAATAACGTGGCGGCGGGAACTGACGACCATTGGTCAACGCTGCCTTGATCAGCTCGTTGATGCAGCCAACCGTCTTACCAAACCGGCGATGGGCTACGATCTTGGAGAAACGTTCAGTCCTGTCGTGGTACGCCTTGAACTGCGGGCGCGGCTCGTAAGGGATTACGATTTGAGCCATGTGATGGTGATCGGCCCGCCGTCCTCGTCACCCTGGATGGTCGTTGATGCGAGATCCGGCATCACCTTGCGAAGCAATCCAAGTCCTGCGCTGACCTGTGTTGCAGACATGTCACGCTTTCCCTCGACGTGCTCAATAAGCGCGTTGAGGATGTTGCTGTTTTTGATTTTAACCCGGTGCTCTTCCGACATGCGAAAGCCGGGCGAGCGGCCGGCCATGTGAATCTCCTAGATCTTGACCTTGACGAACTTGGACCACTCAAAGCCGGTGCCTTGGTAGGGCCACTCGGGATGCGCCAGGGACTTAAGCGGCGAGTTAGCCGCAGCGGCGCCGAGTTGAGCATTCTGGCTACCGGCTCGCACCTGCTCGCAGTACGGCGTTCCAATCCCGAACATTCCGCCACTCAGCGCATCATAGGCGCTCTGCTCTACCTTCGGGTTCTTCGCCTCGAACTCGGCTTTCTGCTCTTGGCGGTTGAGCTTACGGGCGATGGATTTGAAGTCGGTGACGATGGAGGTCATTTGGTTCGCCTGGCGTCAAGATCGATGGGCCAAAGAAACATTGCGCCGCTGGAGTGGACGCGCACATATTCGCCAAACATCTCGTGAAACGGGAGGCGCTGCCTGCCGCCAGTCAGCCATCTGGCTATACTGTAATCACGAATATGCAGGTCGGTCACGCACCCCTCCACTCACACGCGAGCCACGCCAGCGCCAGAAGGCCAGCAGCAATCATCGCAGCGGTCTCAATGTGGCGGACCATCGCGTCAATCGCCTCCAGATCAATAGCGGGGCCGAAGTTCATGCGGGGTCCTGATCGGGAGCGTGATAGAAATCCGGCCATACCTGAGGCAGCTCGCACGGGGCTGTATCAAGCCCCATCACCTGCTTGGCAAGCCTCACATCGGCCGCCTCGCGCTCCTCTTTGCGCTTGTAATCGCGGATTTTCACGATCTCTGCGGACATAGGATTGCTCCTGAATGGTTTCGGGCGGTCAACTCGCCAGGGGAGACGCGCTGCGCTCCTAAAGGGCGCTGAGCAGGGGATGCCGCGTCGTGTGCTGAGGACCGCCCGAACGAAAAGCACCCGCTCAGATTTCTCCGGCGGGCGCAAGCTGTGCAATTCTATCTGCTTCGATTGCCACGAATGCCACACATGCCACACGGTTTCAAGCTACACCCGTAACAGAACGGATGCTGTTCGCCTCAGCCCAGATCTTCAGCATCACATCGCGATAATGACGTCGCGCGGTCTCGTCACTCCGGCCGATGCGACGCCCGATCTGCCCGAAAGACAAATCGAACGAGCGCATCTCGACCAGCTTCCACTCGTTGCGCTGCAGCGTCTTGCCCCAGGCTAGCGCCGTCAAAACGTCGGTCACGTCAAACGGCGTCGGGCGAAACCGCGGCATCGACGCCTCGCCATAGCCGTAAGCCTCGTTGTGATCGCGGACGTAGTCCGGCCAGCCGTTGTTGTGCTTCAGGAAGCGCCGCTCGAGATCAGGCAGCGCCCTGATCGTCTTGCAGGCACGGATGAACCTGCGCTCGACCTTGTCGATCGTAACCTCACCCTGCATGCTGAGCCTCCATCATGCGATAGAGCAGCCCAACCTTGTTCTTCACGCCGTAGATCTGGAAAGCGTGCTGCATGTGATCCTCGACCGTCCGATAGCTGATGCCTAGCCGTCGCCCGATTTCCTTGTGCGTGAGGCCCTGCACTGCGAGCTCGCAGACCTCTTTCTGTCGTGGCGTGAGTGATGCTGTGGTCATGATGCCCCCGATGTTAGCTTCTGAACGTCTGCTATGATGTTTGACTCATACCCAGGCGGCCACCGCGATGGTTGATGCCAGCCGCCCTTGCCGTCACGCGGATATGGCTTGCCTTCTCGGGCCTTGCGGTAGGCGTCCCACGCGTCCTGTTCCTCACTGCCAAACTTCACGTAAAAGCCGGGGAGTTCCGCAGGAGCGAATGCAGCAACGGCTATTTCCGTGAAGTCCTCCGAGTTCAACCAGCTTGCCGGCATAGGGACGTATTCGGTCCCAATCTTTGAACGAAGCGTCTCTGCGAGTTGCCTTGCAGCCGCCAAGATCGCTTTCGGGTCCACCCCGGTTTTGACCAGCGAGTTGAATTTCTTTTCGGCCTTAGCCCAACCGTAGTTTCCCTTCCGCCTTGGATAGACCCTTCGAAGGTTTTCAAAATCCTCACTCGAAGGCGAAGCCGCACGAGAATTCTTTCTCTTCTCTCCCTCTATCTCTCTCTCTTCCTCTTTCTCTGGGATAGCCTCTTGCTTGCCGTCTGCTAGCGGTTCGCTAGCATCAAAGAAACCGCCGTCAATCAAAGGACTTAGCGCGTTAGCCAAATCCCCCCGCGTCATGTGGAGGCGAAACGCCAGCTTATCCAGCGTTGCATCTATCCTGCCGTCCTCGTATTCACTCGCTAGCAACCAGAGCATCGGCGCTAGCGCCTTGCTAGCAACCGGCAAGCGCGAAAACTCGAAGTCATCAAGCAACCCCTTGTGAAGCTTGATCCAAGCCGGAGCCCTGTCCTTGTAGTGCTGGAACGATTTCCAGTTCTTTGGCGTTAGAATCATCTTAAGACCGGCTTCCAAGAAAGTTGACGATCTCTGTCACAACGTGGGACACGTCTCTCCAAATCTCCCGACCTGTGAATCTGAGAACGCTTATTCCGGCCGCTTGGATGGCGCGATCTTTCGACCTGTCACGCTCCGCTTGTTCCTTGGTTCGCTCGTGGAAATCGTGTCCATCGCACTCGACAAAGAACATTTTGTCTGGAGCCCCGGTATGACGAATGCAGAAATCAATTCGAAACTCCCTCCAACGATATTGGGGAGTGACGAGGATGTGACCTTTGTCGTCTTCCGGGAATTCGCTCCCAATGGTGACGGTCATGGAGGTCATGCGCCCGACAATATCGAACGCAGAAAGCACCAGAAGCTCAATTTCAGATTCGACTAGCGGGGCAAGCCTATTAGCTGATGCCAAGCAGACAAATTCGAAATCAGCCTGCAATGCCTGAAATAGCCTGCTTCCGACAGATGAAGTATCGAGAGCCATTTCACGCGATCCCCAGCTCGCTGCTGTAAAGATCGATCATCGCCTCTCTATTGCGGCGCTTCTCTGCATTCTCGCGCTGAGCGCGGATAATCGCTCGCAAAGCCGGCAGGTCGTAACCTGCAGACTTAGCCTCAGCGAAGACGTCGCGGATGTCAGACGACACCTCGTCGCGATCGTCCATCAGCTTGTTGATGCGCTCTACGAGAGCTTTAAGCTGGCTGTTGTGTCCCGCTTCCATGTGATGCATTCCCCTGCAAAGGTTTAATGGCGATACGCACTCCTGTTACTTCAGCGTTCCAATTGGCGCTGATACTCTGCACAATCGTATTATCGTCGGCTTCGATGATCCCGTGCTTGACCAGCAAATCTTCCGGGGCCTTGAGTAAGTTTGTGATGTCGCGCTTGCGTTTGTCCTTTCCGGCCTCAAACTCGAATATTAACGAGACCGGACCAATCGCTTTAGCGGGCCGCTGACGCAGCAACTCCCACCCAGCCTCGGTCGCCCATTGATCGTATTTTGACGAGCGTATGCGCCCCCTGGATGTGTTGATGAAGAGGTTATTAGTGCTGGGCGGGAACGGGAGCGTGACGACAATCATGCAGCGCGGATCTCCCGGCGCAACTGCTTCAGAATCTCGACCTGAAGCAGGTCCTCGAGCTCGCTGCGCCGCTGCGAATACGGCTTCTCAGCCGCTACCAAGGACCGCAGGTGCGCGATCCTGTGCTTGGCCGGAAGCCGCTTGAGCCGTGCGATCAGGATATGGAGCGGGGTCATTCGAACAATCCCCGCAAGCCATCAACCGTCCGCTTCAGCTCCGGCTCGCTCTCCATCCTTGCCGTGATCTTCTCGACGGCATGAATGATCGTGGAATGGTCCCGGCCGCCGAAATAGCGACCGATCACCGGATAGGACAGCTCGGTCATTTCCTTGGCGAGATACAGCGCAACGTGCCGCGGTAGGATCAAATTCTTCGTGCGGCGCGCCGACACCATGTCCATCACTGAGATGTCGAAATGGTTGGCGACGACGTTCTGGATGTTCTTGACAGTCGGCAAAATACGGTTGGTGGCCGTGATCAGATCCCAGCACCAGAAGCTCGGATAGAAGTATTCGACCGGAGGAATGATGAGCTTTCGTTCCGGCCTGATGGGAACGATCTGCGCCTCGGTCAGTTTTGACACGACGCTATTCGTCGGAATCGCGCCAAGACGCGCCAGCCGAGCCTTGCGCTCGGCATGCATTTGCTGTGCTAGTGACATCCCTACCCCTTCTCCTTCTCTACGTTTGCCCGAACTGTGTGATGCAGCGGGCCTTACCGACCTTTGATCTCAGGAGCGATCCACAACGCCAAGGAGGCGAGCAATACGCTCAAGGCGATCAATTTCCGCGCTATAAAAATCCTGGTCTGACGCACGCATGCCTCCGGCAATGGTTTGGAATTGAGAGGCCATTTTTGCGGCCTCGTGACGCGCCTCTATCAACTCCGCTTCCCGCCGAATGTCCCGAGCCGCCCAGTGTTCTGGGTCGGAAATTTCTCCGTACCAAAGCGCCTTTACCGTCCGGAAACTGACTGTTGTCACCTTGCGAGGCACGCGGGCCAACCAGCTTTCGCGGGTGTCGCCCCAGTCCTTCGGGCCTGCAACGATCGCGATCTCTCTACGCATACGGTCTACTCCGGACGGCTTTTCCGACATTTGGAATCTCCATGGTGTTTTGTTGCCCACGCCCATGAAGTACTCAACTGAAGACAATGAACTCTCTTTTGTCACGCTGGCTGCTGCTACAGCCAACGTGTTGCGTTTCTTGAAGTTATCAGTAGCCAAGCCGGCGCCTGCGGATCAGCTTGTTCCGCCGACGAAGACGATGCGCATCGGAGATGACGATGATGTCAGCCGACCGCCGCTCGACCGGACCAGCAATCACGCTGGCCCAGATGTGGAAAGGAAGAAACATCCAATCGAACATGCTCATGCTTCACCCGAAGTAGATCAGAGTGCTTGCGACAAACCAGGCGATGAAGAGAGCCAAGCCAGTGGCCGCGATGCAGCCCCAGACAAAGCAGGCAGTGGCGAACTCTCGGACATCCGCCATACCGTGAAGAAAGGGCCCGGAGCCGAAGCTCCGAGCAGGTGGCCGGCGCAGGGAGGAGACAGCCGGCATGAAACTTGAGGTCTCGGCGTGGTATTGCGTAACGCCGTGAGGGCCGGGTGGGTGGCTGATCCCCGTCGCATCCACCCGGCTGCTCGATTTGATGCTGATTGCGCTCATCGTCATGCCCCTAGCAAAGAGACTGCGCGCTCGTATTCATGAGCGGAGATGGCGTCCCAAAGCGGCTCGAGCATGAGCTCGAGCGAAGCCTCGATCGCCGCGACCCAGATGATTCCCAGCGTAAGCATTTTAGCCATCAACCTCCGTTGCTTGAGCGAAGCACGGGCATCCCATGCAATCGTCTGGGTAGTTGAGCAGGTGCCCCGAAAAGGCATTGCGCGTCATCCATCTCGGAGCGTTCACGAGCTGATTTGGCGCGGCGTCTTCCGCCCAGGAGCAGAGCACGGGGCCATCGATTCTGACGATGCCGCGAGCGTCCACTCGGTACGCCTCACTGGAGCGCCGCGCGTATATGCAGGGCATCACATTCCCCATAAGCTGTCAGGAGCTGAGAAACCGCGCTCTTCGAGAGCGTCTTGCATCCTCTTGTACGACTGCGCGGGGAACCGCTTCCGGTACCGCCACGACGGGACCATGGATATGCTGGTCCCCCGTCCGGTGATCTCAGCCACGGCCCGAGACCCGCCCAGCTTTTCGATGACCTGATCGATCGTTTCGAGGTGCTCTTTCATGAGCAAAAGAACTATCGCACTTTGCAATAGTCGTCAATAGCGCATTTCAAAATTTGAGTTATCGCGCATTGTGGGTAAAATTGTTCCTATGTCAGGGGAACCCAAGTATCCGTTTGAGGAACAGGGGCGGCGGCTTAGATTGCTGCGGCAGGCAGAGCGGATTCCATCTGGCCTTGCGTTTGCGAAGCTTCTGAATTGGCCCCAATCAAGCATGAGCCAATTCGAGACCGGCGCCAGGCGGGTCCCCATGGACAAGGCGCTCCAGCTCCGAGCCAAGGTTCCAGGCTTCGATCCGCTGTGGCTATGGGAGGGCGACAGGCGCGGCCTGTCCTACGACCTACGCATCCGCATCGAAGAGGAAGAAGCAAAAGAGGCTACGGGCGAGCTAGTTCGCCGCGAAGGGTAGAACATTATCCGCTCTTGCGGGCGCCGGCTCCGAGCTGCCCGCCAGAAACACGTCAACAAGCTCCTGCATGGCGGCAAGAATCAACCTTGCGTCATCCGGGTTTTCCGGCAGCTGGCTCGCAAGAGACATGGCGTGGCGTTTGTGCCACAGTGTCGGCATTCCCGGCATTCCGACCCCCGTCGTATCAGCCCAAATTATAGAACGAAACGCGCACATTACTTGGCGACAATGTCGCCTTGAACATAAAGCTGCCACATCCAAAGATCGCATGTAAAGACCGCTTGAATCCCGGGGCGCATCACATTTTTTTCTGGCGACTATCGCATTTTGCAAATTAGTTGTTGACGCCTATCGCAACATGCGATACATTGCTTCCATCAACGCAGGGGCATTGATTATGAACCAGCACTTACCGCCAGAAAATCTCAAAGAGATCGGCACCATCCCGGCCGGCACGATCGGCGCCCGCCCGGTCGAGCACTTCCTGCTCATCCGCGGCAAGCATTCCTCTTGGGTTGACGGCGATGTCATGACCCGCGCCGAGATCATCAAGGTGGTTGACGAGGATGCTTACGAAGACCTCCGCGCCATCCTCGCGCTGACGGACCTCAAGGCCGACGAAGGCGACTGGCGCAAAGCCACCGACGAGATCGTGTCCATCGTGATCCAGCGCTGGGCTGAGGACGAAAAGCTCCTGACGCCGAAGCAAAAGGAATTCGTGGCCGCCTTCAAGGGCGAGGCCTTTGCCAATGCCTTCCGTGTTGGGAGCGCCGCATGACCACTCACATCATCAACGGCGTGAAGATCCACACCAGCTTTGACTATCCGCCGATCCCGGTTCGCGACAAGGATTGGTCCGCAGTGACCGATGACTACGACTGCGATTGTGATCAGGACGGGTTTTTCTCGACGCATCCGGTCGGTCACGGCGCGACTGAGCAGGAAGCCATCGCAGACCTCATGGATCAATTGGAGAATAGCTCAGCGGTAGAGCGCCTCGCTGTTAACGAGGATGTCGCAGGTTCGATCCCTGCTTCTCCAGCCAACTTCATTCCCGAGAACCGCATCGATCTTTTCTGCGCCTGCCTCATTGCAGGGCTTGGCGCCTTCTCAATCGCGTATTGGGTGATCTGATGATGAAGCCCCTCGCCGTCGTCCTGGCCTTCGAGCCCGAAGATCGCCGCCAGAGCGTCATTGCCGACACCCTGCGCAAGCACTGGTCCGAGCTGATCAAGCTTTCGCCGGCCGATCGGAAAGTCCGGATCGATCAACTGCTGAAACCCACGGAGCGTAAGTGATGCGTGATCCCGCTGACACCATTGAAGTCGCCGTCGAGCAGCGTCTTGTCGGTCTCTACTCGGCAACCAAAACGCTGATGGACTTCAGCAAGGAGCCTGAAGGGCGCGAGGTCATTGCGCGGCCGAGGTGCCTTGAGGAAATCGAGACCGTCAGAGACGCCCTCTCCCGCATTCTGGATCGCGTCGGAGGCAAGACCCATGGCTAATGTAGCGCTCCAGACAATCGGCTCCAACAACCCGCCGAGCCCGATCGAATACGCCCAGACTGTGGTCGATGAGATCAACGCCTGGCTGGCCGATCACCCGACAATCGAGAGCGAGGACGACGCCCGAGCGGCCAAGCCGCTGCTCGATCGCGCCAAGCTTTCCCTCGATGAGGTCGAGGCCGAACGCGACAGCAAGGTCCGTCCTCTCAATGAGCAGGTATCGGCGATCAACGTAAAATACAAGGCGCTGCACAACACGGACGCCAAGAAGCCGGGCCTGTTCGACAAGATCGTGATCGAGCTCAAGGCCCGTGTTGCCGCCTTCATGATCCGCGAAGAGCAGCGCCGGCAGGCTGAGGCCGAGGCCGCGAGGCGTGCCCAGGAAGAGGCGGAACGGATTGCTCGAGAGGCCGAGGCGAAGGAAATGGAGGCTCTGGCGAACGCTAGAGCTGGCGAGGTCGTGGACGTGGCGGAAGTCACGAAAGAGGCTGATGCCGCCTTTGAGGAGTTCGAGCGCCAATCTCGGTTCGCTGCCAGAGCCGAGCGCGACACCAAGGTCAAGATCGGCGGCGGATTCGGCAAGACCGCTTCCCTCCGTGAGGTCGAGACCTTGCATCTCGACAGCTACAGCCTGGCGCTCAAGGCCATCGGTCCCAACGACAAGGTGCGCGATGCCATTCTGAGCGCCGCCCGTGATTACCGAAAGCTGCATGGCGAACTACCGGCCGGCGTCCGCGCCACCTATGAGAGGAAACTGTGATGTTTGACGATATCCAAAAGGCCGCGCTCAAGGCGCCCCTCTCCTCCTCGTTCGTCAAGACCCGCAAGCAGGGCGGCCGGGACGTTAGCTATATCGAGGGCTGGAAGGCTATCGATGAAGCCAACCGGATCTTTGGCTTCGACGGGTGGGCCCGCGAGACGGTCGATATCAAGTGCGTTGCCGAGGGCGAGCGCCAGATCGGCAGCCGCGGAGACACTGGATACAGCGTCACCTACATCGTCAAGGTTCGCGTGAGGGTCGGCGACATCATGCGAGAAGGCTGCGGCGCCGGCCACGGCATCGACCGCGATCTAGGTCAGGCTCACGAGTCCGCTCTGAAGGAAGCGGAAACGGACGCCATGAAACGCGCCCTGATGACCTTCGGCAACCCGTTCGGCCTGGCGCTGTATGACAAGCAGCAAGCAAACGTCGTTGACGAGAGCAAGCCCGTGAAGCCGGCGCCGCAGAAGCAGTCGGCCATGCCGGAGGACTTCACTGCGCGCGTTGAATACATGGTCGAGTGCCGCGAGGCCATCGCCCAGTTCACCGACGCTGAGAGCCTTGCCGCCTGGTGGAAGTCAGAAGAGCAGGCGGAGCTCCGCCGCAAGCACCAGCTCGACCAATCCCAAGTCGATGCCCTCAAACAAGCCGTCATCAATCGACGTGACGCACTGCAAGGAAAGCGCGCAGCATGACCGACCGTTACGACGTTGTAACCAGCCGCAAGGATAAGGACGGCAAATTCCGATCCACCAAGATCGGCGCCGCCTTCGTCAAGGGCGAGCGCATCAGCGTTGTGTTGGATGCGCTGCCGATCGGAAACAGTGAAGGCCAAGCTTGGCTGACGCTGTTCCCGGCCAAGCCGAAGGACGATAAGGCGGCTGCCAATGAGCCGGCAGCGCAAGACATGAACGACTCCATTCCGTTCTAGGTCCGCTTCGGGGGAAGCATGTCCGACAACCTACCATGGTCTGAGCAATTCCGTATCGTCGCCAAACAGTGGGTCGATGCAGATGCTGCCGCAACAATCCTTGAGGACACTAAGTCCGCCGTGATGGCTGAGCGCATGCTTGGCCTTGGGGAGATGGCTGTCAACAAGGCTGAGGCGCTGGTCAAGGCCTCTCCCGAATGGAAGCGCCACGTCGAGTCCATCGTCAACGCCAGGCGCGCGGCGAACCGCCTGAAGGTCCAGATGGAATACCTCCGGATGAAGTTCTCGGAGTGGCAGTCGCACGAGGCCACCAAGCGGACGGAGGCCAGACTGTGAGCCGCAAAGTAGATGAGTGGATCGGAAAGACGCCGGACACGCCAGCCCCTCCGCGCGTCCGCTTGCGGGTGTTCGAGCGCCATGGCGGCATTTGCTACTTGTCTGGCCGCAAGATTGGAGCCGGCGACAAGTGGCAGCTCGAGCACCCGCTGGCGCTCATTAACGGCGGCGAGAACCGTGAGAGCAATCTGGCTCCCGCCTTGGTCGACCCGCACAAGGTCAAGACCGCCGAAGACGTGAAGCAGAAGGCGAAGAACGATCGCGTTCGCAAGCGTCATCTCGGCATCAAGAAGCCGCGCACGATCCGGGCCTGGCGCAAGTTTGACGGAACAATTGTCCACGCGGAGCGCGAACGATGAAACTGATCGACCTCTGGCCCATCTTCCTTCTCGCTCTGCTCATCGTCGCCATCATCGGCGCAGCGATGACGGGAGACGCGCGCTGGCTCGTGCTGGCTGTTCTGCCGTGCTGGGTGATCGCGAAGTGGTTTCGGGTCTGACGGAGCGAGGAGCACATGATCCGGTACGTAACGATCAAAACGAGCCTTGAGGACGGGCGCCACTACGACCCTAAGCATCCTTGGCTCATCGTTCTTGAAGACAACGGCGTGATCAGAATGGACAGGCAGTTCGGGAAGTTCGCCTCTCACTCGGCTGCAAAGCGTGAGGTCCGCGAACTCGTCGCTGAGTGGAAGCGGAAGAGATCGGCCTGAAGCACATCAGGAGAATGAGACGTTCTGTCAATAACTTAGCAGGGGAATTCGATGAAAATTCAGACGCTAACCGACCAGCTCCGCAATGATCTTTACGGCACTCTCGTGTGTGAGCATTGCGAGCACAGCCAGAAGTTCGTCGGATACGACGATGCCAACTGGCACAACAATGTCTTGCCGGCGATCAAGTGCAGCACATGCCTCCGGGACCGTTCTGGAGAGATCAAAGGCGTCTACGGCGAGATGTGCCACGATCCGAAGATCTGCGCGGGCAAGGGATACTGCCCGCGCGACCCGAGCTGCTGCGAATAGCCACGCACACACAGCAGATATACGAGGACGTACCGATTGACCCGCATTGAGACCATAGCCGAAGGCGTGACACTGTATCTGGGCGATTGCCGGGAGATCCTGCCGACGCTAGGCAAGGTGGACGCGGTCGTGACCGACCCGCCGTATGGAATCGGATATGCAGCGCAGCCAATTGTTGGCAAGGGGAAGACGCGGTCAAACCATGAAAAGAGGGATTGGGACGACTCCCCTGTCGACTTGGCCCCCGTCCTCGCGATCGACGCGCCGAAGATCATTTGGGGAGGCAACTACTACGATCTGCCTCCAACGAGAGGTTGGCTGTCATGGTTTAAGCCAGATGCCCCGCCATCGCTGTCCCATTTCGAACTAGCGTGGACCAGCCTCGACCGGACATCAAAGCAGTATGCCTGGAGCATAGCGGCCACGAATGCAGAGCGGGTCGGACACCCGACTCAAAAGCCGCTTGAACTGATGAAGTGGTGCCTTGGCTTCGTCCCGGACGCGAAACTGATCCTTGATCCATTTATGGGCAGCGGCACCACGGGTGTGGCTGCCGTCAGATTGGGGCGGATGTTTGCAGGCATCGAAAGAGAACCGAAATATTTCGAACTGGCATGTAAGCGCATCTCAGATGCCCTTAAGCAGCCCGACATGTTCATCGCCCAGCCCTCCAAGCCCAAGCAGGAGGCATTTGAGCTATGACCACCTTTCACCGCTTCGTGCTTCACCATCGCGTGCCTGACTATCTCCAGCTCGGCTGGATGGCCCTGCCGAGCCTTGAGGATACGCACCACGGCCGATGGTCGACGCACTGCATCTGGCTTTGCGAATGCCGGCCGGTTGAGCCCGGCAAGCAAGCGGCGGACGAGTGGCGCCGCAGCCTGTCTCACATGGACGCTGACGGAGGGGGTAACTGATGGACATTTATAGAGCAGAGCGCGCTGCGCAGGACATGATGGCGCGAGACCCGAAGTGGGACAAGAAGTTCATTCTGATCGGCCCAGGCGGCCTGATCAACTGCGAGTGGATCGACCCCTATTTCGGCATCTTCTCGATCGAGGGCAAAGAAGGCTTCGCGATGTCGAAACAGGTCCCATCGAACGTCGAGGTGATCATGCCGCAGCCTGACTCACAGGGGGAAACTGCTGATGACTGATGATCTGAAGAACGCTGAAACGTCACTCGTGTGGGCGCTCGATAAGGCCAGCACCTCGCTTGAGGTTCGAAGCGCCGTCAACAAGGCGCTCGGATACGTGCGCCAGGCACAAGCTCCTGCCCAAGGGGCGAAAGACCAAATCTCGGCCATCGTGCTTTCAGCCATTCTGGGCAAGGCGGATGGCGAGACATATGGCGCATCGCATGCGCGGAAGATGAATGAGGAGCGCGCCGAGAAGGCTGCTGAGCGCATCCTGGCCCTCCGCGCCCCGGCAACATCGGAGCCCGTCCAATGCAGTTCGGCCAGCCGCGACCCGGTCGAACAACTGCACGCGGCTTTGGCTGACATTGAGATTTCAGCTTACAACGCCGCTAAACTCCGGATCGGCTGGGCGCTTGAAGCCTTGGGCCAGCCAGCCAGTCGTTCTCCGGCAGCATCCGAAAGCGCAGCTAACGACATCAACCAACCGCTGATGGATCTCGAAATCTTCATTGGCGAGGTGGACGGCGCGGAAGCTGCCCAGGAAGGCACGATCGACGGCACCGAAGCTATTGCCGCGCTAGCCAAGGTTCGAGAGCAAACCGCTTGGCTTGAAGCACAGGCGAGCGGCTGCGCGTCTATAATGCGGGACCTTCGGGCTTTCCACGTTGCTTGCGGTGCTCCGGTCCCGAAGGTCCCTCAATTCCCGTCTGAAGACCGCATCAACCTGCGCCTCGACATCCTTGACGAGGAGCACCGAGAACTGCACGACGCAGTGAGAGACCGCGACCTGGTTGAAGTCGCCGACGCGCTCGCGGACATCATCTACGTTACCGCCGGGATGGCTCTGGAGTTCGGCGTTCCGCTTGAGCGGGTATGGAACGAGGTCCACCGCAGCAACATGGCGAAGGTTGACCCTGTCACGGGGAAGGTCCGGAGGCGCGACGACGGTAAAGTTCTAAAGCCAGAGGGGTGGACGCCGCCTGACATCATGGCCGCGCTCACTCCATTAACTGAACCGTGTCCGTACTGCGACGCGGAGATGGTTGTAACCGCTCCAAGCTGCGAAGCATGTGGCCGGGAGCATCCGGACCGGTTCACCGTCACTTGCACCTGCCGCGGCAACAACGACTGCGACGGTTCGTGCCAGTGCCCGCCTGACAGACCCGCACACACATCGACTGTGAGTCCGTCTGACGATGATCCGACCAGCAGCGACTATGCACGGGAGCCATTCTGATGGTTGACACCAATCGCCCGGCTTTCTTCGAGGTCATCGATACCCAGGAAAGCGTTGTCGTCGCCGTGTGTGCGTCCCACGCGGCTGCCTTGGCAGTCTGCAACGATCTGGAACCGGACGACAGAGAATATTGCGGCGGCTGGCGATACATCATCGAGCCCATGCGCCCGCACACTCCGCATGTGAGTCAGCCCGAATGACCTGGACCCTGCAAGACACAATCGGCGCTGTGATCTGCGCAATCGTAATCGTCGCGGTGGTTGCGGAGAACCCGTGGACTACTCTCCTGATCGCGTTCTGCGCGATCTGGGCCTGACCGTTATACTGAAATCGCGAGGATAGTATAACGAGACAAAGACCCGCCGGCACGACCTACGCTTTGCGCTTTGTGGGACGGCGAATGTGGTGATGATCTGGGCTTCATCGTGCGAAGTCACCACGCTTGAAACAGGAGATTTCTCAATGAAGCTGAAATCCGTGAAGATGTTGGTTTGCCAAGCTTGCCTCGATGGTGATGGCGAAGAATGCCACACCCCAGGATGCGCGCTTTACCTACATAGGGTTGATTTGCCGATCATGCCTGAATTGTATGAAGTCCTGGCGGAAGTCGATGAAGTTGAAGGATAGGTTCATGTTGAACCTTCGCCCTATGCTTCTGCTCTGCGCGTTCGGGATACATTCCTGGCATAGGGGGCCGAAGCCCCTGATACACGGCATTTGGCGCACATGCATTCGTTGCAGCACGTGTCAGTATGCAGGACCTGACGGAACAGAGATTAGCCCGCCGCACCTCCCACAGAAGCTACAGCCAGCGAGCAAGTCATGAAGAATCCAGCCGACATTTACGAGGTCTGCCAAGAAATCATCCGGCGCTACGACGACACGCCGATGAAGGACATCCTCGAACACACCGCCTATTCCGCCAGTGACTTGCTCTATGAGCTTGCGCTGGAATACGTGAAACAGCAGCAGGTCAAGGAGCAGTTCGCGCCGCAGCATCTTTCCCATGTGGTGCAGCCCAAATGACAGACGTCATCGACAAGATTGCAAGGACCATTTGCCAAGAGCAGTGCGCCTATCGTGGCGAGCCCGCCTGCTGGAAGGTCTTAAACGGGGAGCCGAGTGAATGGGCTTGGCCTAATCCCAATTGCGATGAGCCGGGATGTATGGCCTTGGCGAAGGCTGTCGTGGAGGCGTTCATGTACAAGCCGGGATCTGATTTAGGACCGGCTCCCGCTTTATCTTACCCGAGCAGCAAATGACCGACCTAGCAACCGGCTTCACCGTCATCGAGCGGACAATCGTCGAGTGGCTGGAAAACTCAGGCCACGCAGTCATCCACGACAACGACGAATGGCTATTCATTGGCCCGACTTGGGAGACATCGATCACCTCCCTCGCCTGCGCCATCGTTCAAGCCTTGGAGCGGCAGAAGTGACCAAAATTCCGGATTACGACACCGAATTAGCCGCCGTGACAGCCTGCATCACTGCGCTCGCTGAGCACGGCATTCCAGTTGATATCCAAGAGTTGCTGGTAAACGGAAGCCTGCAAGCCGGCATCAAGCCTCACGCGATCTTCAATGGCATTAGGGCCGCATACAACACATACCAGAGGCCGGTCGGCCTGGATTGGAAGCTGAGCGACGAAGCACAACAACAGATCGCTGAGATTGAGGGCAACAGCCGCAACGCCATGATCAATGCCGATAGGCTTGTTACGGGCGGCGCTATGCCGGCGGGAACAGAAGCCTCCTTGGGTCATCAAGATCAAAGGCCAGCGCCAATTGCTCCAGCATCTCCGAGTGCCATCGCATCTGCCCCAGTTCGATCTTCGACAGGTTCGGGAGAGCAATCCCAGAGCGCTCCGCAAGCTGCTGCTGGGTCAGGCCCCTATGCTCTCTCCACTCTCTCAGGAACAACTGGATCATGATGGTCCTCAATTACCTTGGTCTTGCTATTGGACTGTCGATTGCGTCCATCCTGTTGTCAATGGCATGGCGCATATACCGATTTCAGCCCGACAGATCGAAGCATCTTCACGAGATGAGAGGATCAGAATGAGCCGGACGCCTGCCCGCGTTACTCAAGCTGATGTTGCCCGCGCTATCCGGGCCGCGCAGCAATGCAACGCGGGCCAGGTGCGGATCACCAAGGATGGCGACATTCTGATCGACCCCGCCCCGCAGAAACAGCGGGAACAGGACAAAAAGGATATTGCGGAGCGGCGGAGGATCGTTCTTTGATCGCCGCCATGCCGAGACCCCGGAAGCCCCATCTGCATCGCGAGCGGAATCGCCATGGCGTGCATGTCTGGTACGTGCGCAAAGGCCAAGGTCCGCGCTTCCGACTCCGGGGCGAGTTCGGCTCCGACGAGTTCAATGCTCAGTACGAACTCGCCATCCAAGGCAAGCTGCCGAAGCGAGGCCAGGCAACCGCCGGCACGCTGCGCTGGCTTTGGGACGCCTACCGCAAGACGGATGGATGGAAAGCCTTCTCGCCGGCCACGCGTCGCCAGCGCGAGAACATCATGCTGCACGTTCTCAAGGCGGCCGGCGAAGAGCCGTTCGGCGCCATCGGCAGCGAGGACATTCAAGACGGGCTCGATCGAAGATCCGACACGCCGTCCGCAGCTCGCAATTTCCTCGACACCATGCGCGGCCTGTTTCAGTGGGCCAAGGCGCGCGGGCATGTGCGCGGCGATCCGACCGCCGACGTGAAGCCACCCAAGCGCCGCCGCAACGCCGGCTTCGCGCCGTGGACGCATGACGATGTGGACGCCTACTACAAGCGTTGGCCGCTGGGCACGCCGCAGCGGGTGTGGCTCGATGTGCTGCTATATACCGGCCTTCGCCGCGGTGACGCCGCCGACGTTGGCCCCAAGCACGTCAAGGACGGGCTGATTGAGATCTGGACGGAAAAGAGCGGCCGGCGCGTCCTGGTGACGCTCCCGATCCTCGATGTCCTGCAAGCCACGCTGGACGTAGGCCCGATCGGCAAGGAGACCTGGATCATCGGAGAGAGGGGCAAGCGCTTCGTCAAAGAAGCCTTCGGCAATGCCTTCTCAGAGGCCGCCAGCGCGGCTGGCGTGAAGAAGAGCGCCCATGGCGTGCGGAAGATTGCAGCCACGATCGCGGCGGAGAACGGCGCCACAGAGTCGGAGCTGGACGCCCTCTTCGGCTGGACCGGAGGACGCATGGCAGCCCACTACACCAAGACCGCAAGCCGGGCTCGGCTGGCGAAGAAAGCGGCGGAAAAGCTGAAATCTATTCCCGCACCGCTTGTAAAAGTGCGGGAGCAAGAGCAGAATATTCAAACGAACCAACCACATAGCAAGGGGCTGGTGGGGGAGGCAG